GTGCTTCTATTGAAACACCCACCGAATAAATTTGAAAATTTTGAAGAAGAAGTTCAGTATATTATTGGTCATGATCGTAGAAATAAATTTATCAAAAATCTTGCTCTTGATTTAAAAGGAAATACACTTATATTATTTGCAAGAGTAGAGGGTCATGGAGAACCATTATATAATTTAATAAATAATAATAACATTATTGAAAATCGAAAAGTCTTTTTCATTCATGGTGGAGTAGCTACTGAAGATAGAGAAAAAGTTCGTGAGATTACAGAAAAAGAAAAAAATGCAATCATTATTGCCTCTTACGGCACCTTCTCAACTGGAATTAATATTAAAAATTTACATAATGTAATTTTTGCTTCTCCTTCTAAATCTAGAATTCGTAATCTTCAATCTATAGGGAGGGTACTTAGAAAAGGCAATCAAAAAACTAGAGCAACTCTATATGATATTGCCGATGATATTAGTTATAAATCTAGAAGAAATTATACTTTGAATCATTTAATAGAAAGAATTAAAGTTTACAATGAAGAAAATTTCAACTATGATATAGTCAACATACCGATTAAAAACTAATGGGAGATGAATTTTATAGCATAATAAAATTGGTATCAGGGGAAGAAATATTTTCTCTTATATCTGTGGACGATAGTGGTGATGATCCTATTATAATATTACAGAATCCTATTACTATGAAAATGTATAGTAATACTAATGGATCTCATATTAAAGTTAAACCATGGATTGAATTGTCTGAAGAAGATTTTTTTATGATAAAACCTGATAAAATAATTACTATGACTGAAAGCACGGATGATAGATTAATTCAAATATATAATGATTTTATTTCAGATGAAGCAATAGAAGTTTATAGTAATACTGGATATACAAAACCATCTCCTAAGATGGGATATATTTCTTCAGTAAAAGATGCTCGAAAGTATCTCGAAGTATTATTTAAGAAAAATATTAATAATAAAGAAAGCTAAATTTATCTCTTAACCCTTGACAGAGTTATTCTACTCATATTTTGTCACCTTGTCAAGCCTTAAGTTTTGTGATATAATAAAAACAATTCGTAAAACGGAAACTCCAATGCCATGCCTAGAAAAAAGACGGAACATTATGTAAATAATAAAGAATTATTGGAGGCGATGATTGTTTATAGGGGAAAAGTTGCTATAGCAAGAGAAAAGTTTATTAAAAAGTATCCCGATAAAGAACCTCCAAAATCTGGACCATGGGAAGGTAAACCACCTATTCCAAACTATTTGGGTGAGTGTTTCCTTAAAATTGCAACACACCTTTCATATAAACCAAACTTTGTAAACTATATGTTTCGGGAGGATATGATCTCTGATGGAATCGAAAATTGCGTTCAATACATACATAACTTTGATCCTGAGAAATCCAAAAATCCTTTTGCTTACTTTACGCAGATTATACATTATGCGTTTCTCAGACGTATCCAAAAAGAAAAAAAACAATTAGACATTAAAACAAAAATTATTGAGAAGAGTGGATTTGATGAGGTTATGGTAGTTGATGATAATTCCTTATCTGGTAGTAATGCTGAATATAATACTATTAAAGATAATATTCAATATCGTAATAATAATAGATGAAACTAGCCATCATTACTGATACTCATTTTGGTGCTAGGAAGGGTTCTAAGCATCTCCATGACTACTTTGAGATGTTTTATCGTGATGTCTTCTTTCCTTCTTTGGAAGAGCATCAGATAGACACTGTGATTCATATGGGTGATATATTTGATAGTCGTAAGGCAATAGATTTACAAAGTCTTGAATGGTCAAAGAATGTTTTTTTAGAACCTCTTAAAAAATATAAAGTTTACCTTACCATTGGAAACCATGATTGTTATTACAAGAATACTAATTATGTAAATTCTCCAGAACTTTTATTAAAAGATTATCCAAATATTAAGACTTATTCAAAAGCAGGAGAAATTTCTTTAGATAAATTAAAGATTCTTCTTTTACCTTGGATTAATTCTGAAAATTATGAGGAAACTTTAGAGTTAATCAAAAAAACTAAATCCAAAATTGTTATGGGTCATCTTGAAGTAAATGGTTTCAAGGCTACTCGTGGACATATGATGGAAACTGGCATGGATACAAGTATCTTTGATAAGTTTGAAAAAGTTTATTCTGGACATTTTCATACTCGTTCTAATGATGGAAAGATATTTTATCTGGGTAATCCATATGAGATGTTTTGGAATGATGTGAATGATAAAAGAGGATTTCATATTTTTGATACTGAAACTCTTATTCATACTCCAATTAACAATCCATACAAATTATTTTATAATATCTATTATGAAGATACAAATCATAAACTATTCAATGCTACTGAATATAAAAATAAAATTGTAAAGATAATTGTTCGTAAAAAATCTAAATCTAAAGAGTTTGAAAAATTTATTGATAAATTATATTCTGCAGGTGTTCAGGATTTAAAAGTTGTTGAAAATTTTGACATACAAGAAAATCAAAATTTTGATATAGATGAAGATGAAAATACATTATCAATATTAAATCGATATATAGATGAATCTGAATTTCAATTTAATAAAACTTTTATTAAAGACATCTTTCAAAATCTTTACAAACAAGCTTGTGAGGTAGAATAATGTGGCTTTTAACTCTTAAAGATGGTAAAGATGAAGGTGCTTATGCTGTTCAAGATAAACATGGAGATAAAGTATTATTTCTTTTTGAACAAGAGGATGATGCCACAAGATATGCTATGATGCTAGAAGATCAAGAAGATAGAGAAATGATTGTAATGGAAGTTGACGATGAACTTGCATTAAGCACTTGTAAAATGCATAGTTATAAGTATGCAGTTATTACTCCTGATGACATTGTAATCCCTCCTAAAACTAAAAAATGATAACTTTTCAAAAAATTAAGTGGAAAAATTTTCTAAGTACTGGCAATAACTGGACTGAAATAGATTTTCAACAGCATAATACTAATTTGATTATCGGTACAAATGGTTCTGGTAAGTCTACTATGTTAGATGCTCTTACTTTTGCTTTGTTTAATAAACCATTTCGTAAAATTAATAAGAGTCAGTTAGTTAATACTGTCAATGAAAAAGATTGTATTGTTGAAATAGAATTTAATGTCAATAATAGAGATTATTTGGTTAGACGTGGAATTAAACCAAATATATTTGACATTGAAATAAATGGTAATCCATTACATAAACAAGCTGATGATAGAAATAATCAAAAAATATTAGAAGATACTATTTTAAAAGTAAATTATAAATCATTTACTCAAATTGTAATTTTGGGTAGTAGTACTTTTGTACCTTTTATGAAGTTGACAGGTAGTAATCGTAGAGAAGTTATTGAAGATCTTCTGGACATTCGTATTTTTTCCGCAATGAATAATCTTATTAAAGAAAATATTCGTTCACAAAAAGAACAAGTAAGATCTCTTGACCTTAAAAAAGATAATCTTAAAGACAAGATATCTATGCAGAAAAATTTTATTAAGGAAATGGAAGAACAGGGTAAGAATAGTGTTCAAGAAAAAAATAATAAAATTAAAGTATTAGCGGTTGAAGTAGATACTCACATTGAGAATAATGAATTTAAAGAATCCAATATTGTTGAGTTAATTGAGAAACAAAAAACTGTTACTGGTGCATCTGAAAAGTTAAAGAAACTAAACAATCTTAAAGGTAAAATTACTCAAAAAGTAGCAACAATTACCAAAGAACATAAGTTTTTTACAGAACATACGGTATGTCCTACTTGTAGTCAAAATATAGAAGAAGAGTTTCGTGTAAATAGAATTACCGACGTTCAAGATAAGGCCAAGGAACTCAAGAAAGGTTTTAAAGATCTGGAAGAGACTATAAAGTTAGAGTCGGAGAGAGAACGTCACTTCACCCAACTATCACAGGAGATTACTAAACTCAATCATGAAATTTCTCAAAACAATACTCGTGTCAGCCTCAACCAAAGACAAATCCGAGATCTGGAAGAAGAAGTTCAAAGAATTACCAAACAGTTTAAAAATAGAAATACTGAACATGAGAAATTAACAGAGTTTAAAGAAAATCTTAAAAAAACAATCGAAGATCTATCTTTAAGAAGAGATGAAATAACTCATTATGACTTTGCATATTCTTTATTAAAGGATGATGGAGTAAAAACAAAGATAATCAAGAAGTATTTGCCTTTTATAAATCAACAGGTTAATAGATACTTACAGTTGATGGATTTTTATATCAACTTTACATTGGATGAAGAGTTTAATGAAACGGTTAAATCACCTATTCATGAGGATTTCTCATATTCATCATTCAGTGAAGGTGAAAAAATGAGAATTGACTTAGCATTACTTTTTACATGGAGAGAGGTTGCTAGAGTAAAGAACTCTGTAAATACAAATCTTCTCATTATGGATGAGGTATTTGATAGTTCTCTTGATGGTTTTGGAACTGATGAATTTCTTAAAATTATTAAATTTGTTATTAAGGATGCTAATATTTTTGTAATCTCTCACAAATCCGATTTGCATGATAAATTTGACAATGTTATAAAATTTGATAAAATAAAAGGATTCTCCCGTATGATGTCATGAACATTCCAAATTGGCAACATCACTCTAAGAAGGAAGCCAAACGAAAACTCAAACCACAAGCACTACGTGCTGCTAGAAAAAAACGTGGACAGTTGATAAAGCGTCTACTGAACCCTGCCAATGGCAGGGTTTCGTCGTATAATAGGTTTATAATTAAGAAAACACATGGCAGTAAAACACGAAATTAAATCTCAACTCGCTAAACTTCTTGCAACAGAAGATCTTATAGTAGAACATAAAGTCGTTGAGACTGCTGTGTTCAACGTTCATACTCGTGTTCTAACTCTCCCTAAGTGGGATAGAGCAAGTAATAATGTATATGATACATTAGTGGCACATGAAGTTGGTCATGCTCTTTATACACCTGATAGAGATTGGTACAAGGAAATACAAATACCACCATCATTTGTGAATATTGTGGAGGATGTGAGAATTGAGAAGTTGATGAAAAGAAGGTATGCAGGACTTTCTAAGTGTTTCTATACAGGATATCATGAACTTAATGATCAAGATTTCTTCAGTATAAATGATAAAGATCTTACTGATTTTAATATTGCTGATAGAGTTAATTTATATTTTAAGGTTGGTGCTTGGAATGATATTTCTTTTTCAGATGTTGAAACTCCGATTGTCCGTTTAATTGAAAATGCAGAAACGTTTGATGAAACCTTAACTGCAGCACAAGCTTTATATAATCTCTGTAAAGAAGAACTTGAGAATAAGCAAACAGAAAACATAGATGCAGATTCTGAAATAGAAATTGAGGGTGGTGGAAATATACCTAATGATAGTGGTGAAGAAGAAAGTGAGGAAGAAGAGGAAGTAGATTATCAAACTAAATCACAAGATACAGAAGATGAAGAGGAACAATTAGAATCTCAATCTGAATCTCAATCTAAAGGTGGATTTAAAAGTGAACCACAAGTTGAAACTGTTGATGCTTTAGAAGAAAATATTAAAGATCTTACCGATATTCATAGTCAACATGAAAATGTTTATGTTGAATTACCTAAGTTAAATTTAAAAGAAATTATTATTGATAATGAATTCATACACAATAATCTTAATTTATCTTGGGTCAATCAACAGAAAGAATGGGATAATATGATAAAAGAAAGAAAAATTATTCGCTCTAGTGGTCTTTATGATGAAGTTGATCGTAATTTTATAGAGTTTAAAAGAAATGCTCAAAAAGAAGTTAATTATCTTGTAAAAGAATTTGAGTGTAAGAAAGCTGCAAGTTCATATGCTCGTGCTACTACTGCAAGAACTGGTGTTTTAGATACTTCTAAATTACACACTTACAAATATAATGAAGATTTATTTAAGAAAGTAACTACTCTTGCTGAAGGTAAGAATCATGGATTAATATTTGTTCTTGATTGGTCTGGTTCAATGTCTGGTGTTATGCTCGATACTATTAAGCAACTTTATAATTTATTGTGGTTTTGTAAGAAAGTTAATATTCCATTTGAGGTTTATGCTTTCACTAATGATCATCCACCAGTTGGAGATACAATACATAAACTTGCTTATGAGAAAAAAGAAGGATTAGCTCTTGTCTCAGAAACTTTTTCTATGTTGAATTTATTTACTAGTAAAACTAAAAATAAAGATTTACAAGATCAAATGAAAAGTGTTTTTAGATTAGCATCTGCATTCTCTTATTCTATCCATACAGAATATTACATTCCTGTTGGAATGAATCTTTCTGGAACTCCATTGAATGAAGCAATTATTTCTCTTCATCAAATACTTCCACAATTTAAGAATAATAATAATGTAGAGAAAGTTCAATGTGTAATCCTTACAGATGGTGAAGCTTGTTCTATGATGTATAGTAAACATTTTGAACGTTATGATAATGATTCTTACTTGGGAAGTAATTACATTGGTGGAAACTGTATATTACGTAATCGTAAAACAGGTTATACATATTCCTGTGAAGGATTAGGACGTTGGGCAGATATTACAAATTTGTTGTTAAAAGATTTAAGACAAACTTTTTCTAATACAAATCTTATTGGAATAAGAGTTCTTTCTAGTAGAGATGCGAGTCAATTTGTTAGACACTATGCTGGATATGAAGGTGATGCTTATGATAAAATAATGACAAGATGGAGAAAAGAAAAATCATTTACAATTAAAAATTCTGGATACAATTCTTACTTTGGATTATCTGCGAGTGCACTTGCTAATGATGATGAGTTTGAGGTACAGGAAGAT